CAACAACTGCAAAAACAACAACCAAGAAGGAGAGCAAAAGTGCATCTAAAACAGAAACAAGAAAGGAATCAAGAAGTGAGGGAGTCGCTCAAGCTATTGAAACAACATCCCTTGTTGCTACTGCTGTCGGTGTTAATAACTTCTCTAACCCTGCTGAGTTTTTTAGCAATACTGGAATGGACTTTGAATCATATACTGGCGTTGACTTAGTAGAATTAATTGAATTAGAGGAAGCTGCGTTTTATGACGAACCAGATTTTTATGAGCAAGAGATTGCATTAAATGATAATATTCAACTCAATAATATAGATTTTTATAAGGAAAACAATTGGTATGGAAGCAATACTAAATTTTATTAAAGAAGCATTGGCAGGTAAGAAAATGTCTGCACAATGGATTGTTACTATTGTTGTAGCAGTATCTGGTTTTATCTGGGCAGGTATGGTAGTTTATCAAGAGTATCTAAACATGCTTGATGATGTTGCAGAAGTCAAAACATTAGCACATAAAAAAACACCAGAATATGATGATGCACCTATGAGTGGTCGAGTAACTGCAAACTCAGATGCAATTATTAAACTACAAGAACGACCTAATTTGACTAATCAAGTTAAAACTAACTCTGAGTCTATTGTTGGCATGAAAGAAAAAATAAATGCTCTAGATTCTAAAATATCAAATCTTATGAGAGATATTGAAAAAGCAGAAAACAAGATTGACAATAGAAACTCTAACCCATTAGCAATGTAATGGATAAAGAAGTAGAAATAAAAAAGATTGAAGAAGAATCTATGGAAAACTCATGGAAAGATGAGTTTATTGTTATGGTGTTTTCACTACCTGTGGTTGTTAATTTTGTAACACCTTTGTTTAGTGAAATGACAATGAAAGAAGCTTGGACTAATTTAGCAGAAGCACCAGAATGGTACACAACAATACTAACTGTTTTGGTTTTAGTTATATTTGGTATGCGTAACTTAGTTTATAAGTTGGCAGATAAGTTATTTGACACACAAAAAAGTGGATGTAAAAAATGCCAGTAAGAAAATGTGCAAACGGAAATTATAGAATTGGTAGTGGTAAATGTATTTACACAACAAAAGCAAAAGCTATATCTGCATATAAAGCATATTTAGCTAAACAAGGCATGAAAGAAAGAAGGCAGAGAAGGTCTTGATTTTTATATTATAATGTGCTAAATCGGAGAATAGCATGACTTACAGAGAATTAATTAACGAAGTATTAATCAGATTAAGGGAAGCAACTATTCCTACTGATTGGTCTGGAAATATTAATGATAGTGCAACTGTTTCAGATTACCAAAAGTTAATTGGTTCTTTGATTAATGATTCAAAAAGAAACATTGAAACATATCATGATTGGTTAGTACTTAGAACGCCAGTTAGTGTTACTACAGTTAGTGGTACAAGAAGTTACTCATTATCTTCTGGTCAAGAAATAAAAGTACTAGATGTGGTTAATAGAACAACTGGTCGTAGATTGCAACAAGCATCTAAACAGTACATGAATGACCATATATATCCTACAGAAACAGATGGTGAGCCACTTTACTATGCATTTAATGGTGTAGATTCTAGTAATAATCTTAAAGTAGATTTTGAACCTAAACCAAATACAGCAGATACAATTACTTTTGATATTGTAAAGTATCAAGATACTCTAAAAACTTCAACAACAGAATTATCTATACCAGCACAACCAGTTATATTAGGTGCTTGGGCTAGAGCAATTGCAGAAAGAGGTGAAGATGGTGGTTTACAAGAAGGTATTGCAGCAGAAGAATTTAAGGACGCATTAAGACAAGCTATTATGATTGATGGTGGTAATACTCAATTTGAATCTGATTTTTTTGTAACAGAAACACACAGAAATTGGAATGGCTAAACAAATACAATTTAAGTCATTAGATAATATTGGTCTTAACGGATTAAACACTCAATCAAATCCAGCGTCATTAGACGCTTCTTTTTTAACTAAAGCAGAAAACATAGTTATTAGAGAATCTGGTCGTATATCTTTTCGTAAAGGATTAAAACAACAAATATTAGCAAATACATTTGGTTCTGCATCTGCACCATTGCCTATTGGTTCTTTAGTAGAATTTAATAATGGCTCAGCGTATAAATATTTTGCTGGTATTGGTACACAAGTTTATGAAATAGACTTTACAACACCAGATACACCATATACAAGTGCTTCATTGACTGGTATTACTGATGATGATTGGCAATTTATTAAGTTTAATGAAAACTTATATGCTGTACAAGCTGGTCATGCTCCACTTGAATATAACAAAACTGCTAATACATGGGATTTATTAGAAAACAACTCTTCATTTAGTGGTAGCAGTTCTTGGACTACATTTGACCCATCATGTGCATTGGGGTTTTATGGTCGTGTATGGGCTGGTGGTATTACAGAAAACGACAATGTAGTATGGTATTCAGATTTATTACTGGCAAATAAATGGGGTACATCTGGTGCTGGTTATTTAGATTTAAAAACTGTATGGGGTCAAGATATAGTAGTAGGAATTGCAGCTTTTTATGGAAAGATTGTATTTTTTGGTGAAAACAATATTGCTATATATAACAATCCTACTGACCCTAAAGGTACAGATTTTGTATTAGACGAAGTAATACGAGGTGTTGGTTGTGTATCGAGAGATACGATTGTTAATGTTGGTGATGATTTATTATTCCTATCAAAAACTGGAATGAAATCTTTATACAGAACATCACAAAAAGACAAAGTGCCATTACAAGATTTGTCTAGAAATATTACAGATACTATTATTCGTTTAATTGATGAATCAAATAATATGAAATCTGTATATGTAGAAAATGAAGGTATTGTTTTACTTACATTTGTAGACTTAAATATTACTTATGTATTTGATTTAAAACATAAAGTTGTTTCAGATTTTGGAGTTGTTCCAAGAATTACTAAATGGACATTTAACTCAGACAGAGGACCAACATGTTTTAAATACACAAACGAATACAATTTATTAATTGGTCAAACAAAAGGTTCTATTTGTACTTATGAAGGATATTACGACAAAGAATATGTAAGTGGTGGAACACACAATTCTTATTCTTATACAGGTACATTAAAAACAATATGGATTGATTTAGGTGAAGGTGTTGTTGCATCTTTGCTTAAAGAAATGAAAGCAGTTATTGAAGGTGGACAAGGTGCTACAGTTACTGTTAAGTGGTATACAGACTACTCAACTCAAGCAGCAAGTTCACAAACATTTGCATTAAATCCAATACCAAGTGGTACTACATATTTATGGGGAAGTAGCTCATCGTTATATGGTGCTGCAAAATATGCCCCATATTACGCTTTAAAAGAATACAATATACCATTATCAAGAAGTGCTAAAGTATTAGCAATTGAAATGATTGGTGTAACTGCTGGATATGTAGCATCATTACAGGATTTAAGTTTGTTATATAAACAAGGAAAAATACGATGAGTAACTACACAAGAAGGTCAAGTTATTGGCAAGGTAAAGACTCACTATCTGATTCAGACCCAGAAAAAATTATATCGGGTGATGATTTTGATGATGAATTTGAGTTAATTGAAACAGCAGTAAATACAAAAGCAAATATAAATGGAGATTCTGGAGAAGCTTTTAGTACAAGTACAGCAGCAGAAGCAAGTAATACAACAATAGCAGCAAGTACACAATATGTTACAAGAGCTATTTCAAATATTAATGCTGCTTTTGTTGCTGATTTAATTTACCCAGTTGGCAGTATTTACACAAGTACATCATCTACAAATCCTGGAACAACATTTGGTACTGGAACATGGGAAGCATTTGGTGAAGGAAAAGTTTTAGTAGGTAAAGCTTCTAGTGGAACATTTGCTACTGCTGGTTCTACTGGTGGTTCAGAAACTCATGCACTAACAGAAGCAGAAATGCCTAAGCACTATCACTTAATGCTTGGTCCAAATAGTGTTTCATCTCCGCAAGGTAGTGGTAGTGGAAGCGGTGTTTATGGTGGTGGTACACCTGATGATGGTACTCAAGCGTATGGTACTTATTCTACTGGTGGAGATGCTTCTTCTGGTGACCAAGTAACTGGAACAAGTAATGGTGATGCACACAATAATTTGCAACCATACATTGTTGTTTATATGTGGAAGCGTACTGCTTAGGAGGATATTATGGGATTATTTAGCGGAATAGCAGGAAAAGTACTAGGAACTGCAGTAGGTAGTGCTTTTGGTATGCCACAACTAGGAGGAATGATTGGTGGTGCTGTGTTTGGAGGTGGTGGTAGTAGTGGCGGTGGTTCTGCTGGTGCTGTTGGTCAAGCAACAACAGGTGCCGTAAAAGATGCTTATCAATATGCTATGCCTTGGGATGTTGCTGGAGCTTATGGTGGTTTAGATTTTGACCCACAATCACGCACAGTTGAACAATCTTTATCCCCAGAATATCAAGCTATTTACGATAGATTAATGGGTAGAGCTGGTACTTATTCCCCTATTATTGAAAAATATACTCAAGACCCAGTTGCTGCTGCAATGGGTTTATCAAAAGAAAGAAGTGCATTAAGAGAACCACAAAGAAGATTAAAACGAGAAGCTTTAGAAGCAAGATTATTTGAACAAGGTAGATTAGGTTCTACTGGTGGTGCTGGACAACAAGAAGCATTAGAAGAATCATTTGCTACACAAGACTTATTAGATGAACAACAAGCATTAACAGACATTTTGAATATTGGACAACAATATCGTACTTACGAAAGTGGTGATATAAGTGCTGGAACTAAAATTGCTGGTTTGCCTATGGAATATTCTAGTTTAGCTACTGCTGGTAAAGTAACTCCTAATCCTGCATTAGCTGGATTACAAGCCTATGGAACAGCATTACCACAAGTTTCATCTAACTTAGCATCACAACAACAAACAAATGCTAAAGTTGATTTATATAATCAATTGGCTAATAAAGCACAGCCTTATGTAACAGATTTTGTTGGTGGCTTATTTAACTCATCTGGTATTCCAGCTGATGATTACAATTACTTTGGGTATTAATTATGAGTATTTATGATTTAGGAAAAACTGCAATTGGAGCTGATGTACAGGCAGCAACTACTGATGCGGATAATTTAAGGATGATGTTTGGAATGACTCCAACTGACCCAACACGAATTAGACAAAGAGCTTTAGCAGCATTAGACTCAGAGTTTGGTTCTGCACCAAAAAATGTTAATACATATTCACAAATGGCTGCAAGAAGTGTTGAGTTAGGCGATAGAGAACTAGCCAAAACATTTCAAGATTTAGCCTCAAGTAGTGCAACTACAACTAAAAACATGGCTGAAGCTATTAAACCAAGTAAATTTCAACTAGATGCTGTAGCAAATAGATTTAAAAGTATTTATGGAACAGGTGACATTGGTCAACAGTTTGGTAAGATTGCATTGGGTAATGAAAATTTTGATTTAGCTTCAGAGGGAACTAAAGATTTCTTTACAAGTACACTTAAAAACGAAGCACAAGGTTTTTCTAATTGGTTAGGTAGTATGGGATTATCTAAAGCAGATATGCAACAAATACTTACTAATTCAGAAACATTTGATAATTATTTAGGTTTGTATGCACAGAGTGGTGGTGCTACTTCTCAAGGTATTGCTGATTTAATTAAAGCAAGTACAGTACCTCAAAGCTCTACTCTAATTAAAAGTAAAGCACCTCAACAACCTGAAAAGGAAGATGAAGGATTATTTGATTGGTT